CGGACACTGTACACGGACGTTTTTATGTTTTTGTTTGTTTTCTGATTTTTATTTTCTTTTTCTTTTTCTAGTTTTTGTGTCTTTTAGATTTAAGGTGAAATGCACCCCGGCTAAGCGCCGGCTTTTCTAATTTTTGTGTCTTTTCTTTTATACTCGCGTGGAGTCGAGCTAATATTTAGCTCACAAAGCGTCGTAGGCGGCGCGGTTCGTGTGATACTGCCATATCACAGTCTTCAGCGCCAAATTGTTACGTTTGGCTTTGCTCTTGGCGCGTTCGTAGTCGGCTGAACTCAACTTCGTCGACTCGGTGCGCGGCTTTGCCTCTTTTCGCGGCTCGGCCTTTCCAGGATCGCGCGGATCGCGATCTTGGGCTGCGTCTTGTTTCTGCATTTGTTTGATCTCCTTGGCCACGCCTTGCTCAGTCGGCAGAGCAGGAGCGATCCGCTTGGCAGGTACGTGGGTGTCGTCCACCATGTACCCGACCCAGACACGTTTGTGTTCACGCGGCCGGATCTCATAGAGATAAGTGGCGTGCTTGCTTAGCAACCACTCCTCACTAAGCTCCTTGGGAGCGTTAGCGGCATTGAATGCCATGCAGCTCTCGACGTACTCACGCATCCACTCCTGCGTGGCAACGTCGACCGGTTCGGGTCCAATCTTCATCCGCCAGTCATCGACAAGTTCGGCGACGGGCAAGGCCTTAAACTTGCGTAAAAGTTCCTGCAAAAGCGGAATCGGCGTGTGGCGGTCGGTGTACCACAGGCACGAAAGCTTGTCCTTCAGTAGAACGGCTGCGGGGAGCACGGTCGTGCTCGTGTGCAGATTCGACAGCATGCGCGGCACATCGCACACCGACACGAGGTCGTGTTTGTCGATCGCGTTCCAGATTCCGGGGCCGTAGACTCGGCCGAGAAATGTGACGCACTTGTTTCGCTGGATCTTGTCCGTGGTGAACAGATGACCCATGCGCTTGGCGACTTTCTCGAGCGTGGCCATGTCGAGCTCACGCGAGATACCGTCGTCGCCACTGTACACACCGAGTCTGCGATACGCGTCCTTTGCGCTCAATCCCATCATACGGTACGTGACGTAAATGATGCGCGCGGTCGCAGTGGTGTTGCTGATGCTGGTCTCGAGTGAGCCCGAAAGGCGGGCCTCTTTCGAGTTGTACTTGACACCTTTGTGGCGCATCAGCCGGTTGCGTTGGCGTGCCATAGCCTTCAGCAAGTTCGGCCACAGGTGTTGGTCGAACAGACGACGCATCAGATCGCTCTCCGAGAAGCGATCGCCTTTGCCGATGCGGCCGTCCATTCGACTGATATCGCTGTCGACAGCGAAAGATGCCTCCGCTAGCACGTCTGCCAGTTTGGCGGCGACTTCGTCTGGCGTGTTGCCGAAGCCGCAGAACTTCAGTTTCACGAAATGCTCAGCCACCGCGTAGATGTACACCGAGTACTCGTCCATAGCGATGGGGTCTTCACCTTGCATCGAGATGATACGAGCATCACCCACGTTGCGTTGAGCTTCTCGCTTGAGCATGATCCGGTCGACGCCTGACTCCTGAGCAGCGTTGTCAGCGGCAGCCTGTTGGCGGCGCTGATTCGGCTTGGCGCGCTTGGCGCGCGCCTGCTCAAGAGTGTACGGAGTGAGAGTCACGCCGCCGTTCATCGCCAGTATGTCCCGCGCGACAAGCTCGTTGAACTCGAGCAAGTACGGCAGCAGGCCATTGTCGATAGGCAGCTTGTTCTCCACACTGAGTACGCGGGCGTGGACTGCGTTGAGCATGTGGATGCTCGAATCGCTGAACACAGCGGCCGCGGCGTCGGGATTGACCAGAGGAAGCATGAAGTTGGTCATCACGGGCCGCTCATCGATGTTGCCAAAGTGAATGAGCGGCGGTTTATACTCCGATGTGAAGACCCGGTCCGGAGTGTGCTTGAGGCGATTGTCTAGCCAGCGCAAAACGATGGCGGCGTTGACTTTCGCGAGCATGAGTTTCTCTGCGTCCGCCT